TTAGGAATTGTGCGACTTGAACGCTGTCTGTTGGTTTGCCTGCTTTGTTCCATGCTTTCATTAGTTTGTCAGCAGTAACTTTTGTTGTAATATTGGTTCCAACTTGTTTTGCTTTTTGACCAAGTGTAGTTACACCTTTTCCAATTTGTGTTTTTAAGTTTGAAAGCATTCCTGGTGCTTCCATAAGATTTTGTTTATAAGCGACTGCAACAAATAATTTTGTAACTTGATCTTCTGATAACACATTTGCATTAGTGCTGTGTCCACTTTGAAAAGCCATTGATTTACCACGTTTTGCTAATTGACCAGCAGTTGGTTTTATCTGTGCGGCTGCTTTTGCATCTAAATTTTCTGCGGCACCATCGACGTTTGTTCTAAGCCATTCAGTTGCTTCAGGACTCATTGCTTCTGTTCCTGGAAATTGTGAGTTGAATTGATCTATTAGTTCAGGGTCTGTAATTGGTATGTCGCCACGTACAACTATACCTTGGCCTGTACCGCTTGGTGCAACTAGATCAGATTTTGCTTTTAGGTCTGTAACACTGTTGTCAACGTTGGTTTGTACATTTCCACCTTGTGCACCTGCACTATCTTGTGCAGTTTGTGTACCTGGAGCTAGTTCACCTTTAAGGTGACTGTCTAATTGTGCATTAAATTGATCGTTAACATCATCTGGAATGTTGTTTGCATTATCCATGTCAATGATAGCATCCATTTGTTCTTTGGATAATGGTTGTCCGGGCTTATAGTCTGATAGATTTAAATCACCGTACATACTATCCAGTTGTGCATTGTATTGATCGAGAACATTTTGTGGAATGCCATCTTGGTTTGGTAAGTCAGTAATCATATTCATTTCTGATGTGTTAAGTTTACCATCGAAGTCAGAAACTATATCTTCGATACTTCCAGGAGGTGCATCAAACGCCATAGCATCTGCAGTGCCACCACCAACTGCATCTGCAGCGACATCTCCGCCTGCTACATCTGCGACAGCTTCTCCACCTTTAATTAGATCACCAAGTGTACTTGCACCTGCAGCCAATGCACCAGTTTTACCTGCACTGTATAATGCACTTCTAACGTCTTTGCCTTGTAACAGTTGATCAGTAAGTTTAAATAATCCTAGTGCGGCTGCACCACCTAAGCCTGCTCCACTTACACCGGCGGCCGCAATAAGTGCGGCATATAAAAAGCCTTGCATAATTGGATGTTTCTCTGCAAACTGTCTATACTTCTTAACAATTTGCATGACACGACCTTCGTCACCACCTGCACTTTGTTTTAGTTTTTCTGCGGCATCATCATATTTGGCCGCAAAGCCTTCCATTGGTCCTGAGTTATATATTTTTGCCTTAAGATCGTTCCAAGGCTTCATTATAACCTGATCAACTTTATCCTTCCCTTTTCCGATAGCAGTTCTATTATCACCACCAGCGGTTGCAGTTTTTTCTATTTCAGCAAATAAGCCTTGTATCTGTTGTGGACTAAGTGCGGCCTCTTTTAATTGTAGTCCAACATTTTCCCATATTAAATAGGTATTACGGTTACTTCTATCAAGGCTTTCGAGTAGTGCGTGTTTATTTTCAATTCTTTTTGCTTCTAATACTAAACTCATGAGATTGCCTTTTTTAACTTTGCTTTGCTAGGTGCATCCATCTTATCAATTGCACTAATAGTACCTGGAGAGGCTTTTTCTATTGCATTTCTTAAATTCTTCATCTTAGGATCATTTAGGTCAACTTTTTGTCCGCCTATCTTTGCAGTGTTTACACCTGCGTTCTTGCCAACATTTTGTGCAGTTTTGCTTATTGGCTTACCAGTTTTATCATCCTTGCCATCTTTGTTAGCGTCTACTTGTGCAGGTGCTTTTTGTCCTGGTTTTTGTGCTTGATCCATACCTTGTTTTACTGCACTTCCGCCACTGCCACTTTTTGGCTTAGGTGCGTTTGTAGCACCAACTGCTCCGTCAGCACTCGGTGGTTTCTTTTGTCCTGGTACTTGCGTTGCAGTTTGTCCTGGTGTTTGTTTTTTGGCTGCACGTCTGTCACGTTGAGCCTGAGCACTAGCAGTATTGCTTACTTGCCCTGCTACTTTACCACCTGTCTTTTGACGGCCTGCTGGATTTTGTGTTCCACCTTTATTTGTGGCTTGTGTAATTGGATCAGTGTTTTGTCCAGCGGGTGCTTGTTGTGCACCTGGTTGTGTACCTACAGTTTTTCCTTGTGCTTTTGCTAGGTCAGTTTGATATTTTGCTCCTTGAGCATCAGCTTGTTGTTGTGCAGTTTTTTTAGCGGCTAATTGGTCCTGTTGTGTTTGTGTTCCTTTTGTATAATCATAGTTAGCAACTTGATCAATATTTCGTAAACCTTTACCAATGGCGCCTTTGAATTTATCACCCATGCTGGTTTTTTGTTTTGTTAAGTTTCCGCCTTGTTGTTGAGGCTGTTGTTTTGTTTGTACATTGGCGCCGCCACCAGCTACAGTTTTCTTACCTGCGTTAAAACCTTGTTTTACGGCACTACCTAAGCCTGCAAAACCACCAGCTACTGATCCTAATGCTTTTGCTCCAGATCCAACTGTACGTCCGACAAATTTACCAAATTTATCAACGGCATCAAATTCTGTTAGTAACTGTTCTTGTAACTGTTGTTTTGTATGTTTATTTGCCATTAGCCCGCTTTACTGATCGTGAAAATTTATGTGGATCACGCAATCTAATAGCATTAAGCAATTTGCGATTTAGATTTTCGCTTTGCTCTGCATCATACAAAGAATCAATCTGTTCCATTAGACGTATTGCACTTGCAATTACATTGCTTGCACGACTTTCTACTAAGTATCCTCGCTCTTGTTTCTTAGCATAGCGGTCTGTGTAGATGCCGTCTAATTCTTCAAAGATGCTTCTTGTCTTTTTTTGCATGACTTTGTTCCTTTGCAGTATTTAGCACTTTTTGCTTATTCAAATATTTATAGTAACACAAAATCTTGAGTAAATATACCTATTAAGGCATCTTTAGGCACACATAGGCAAACATAGGCAAACATGAAAACAGAAATAGAACAGATACAATCATTATTAGAACAATTTAGAAGACCAACTCCACAAGGCGAAGAATATCAAAACAGACTAGCAGAAGAATTTGAAATTATACTTCAGCAACGTTTTACAGATTACTTTCTCAAAATAAGACTCATACTTGATCTCAACGAAGACATACCGCACATGACCAGAGGCAGTGCTGGTAGTAGTCTGGTCTGCTATCTCATGGGCATAACTGATGTTGATCCAATTGAATGGAACATACCACTGGCAAGATTTTTAAATCCATACAGAGATGACTTGCCTGATGTGGATATTGACATACCTCATCACAAACAAGAACTTGCAATGCAACGTGTGTTTGACAAATGGCCAACACAGAGTGCTAGGATATCAAACTATGTGTTGTATAGAGAAAAAAGTGCAAAACGTGAAGCTGCCAAACGCCTTGGAGCAAAGGGTAGACTGCCAAAAGATATAGACTACGCAAAACTAGGTGTTGATGAACAAGAAGCAACTCGTATTGAACGTAAACTGATGGGCAAGAAACGTTGTATCAGCAAACACTGCGGTGGTGTGCTTGTGTTTGACAGAGCATTACCAAAAAGTTTATTCCGTGATGACAATCTTATACTACTTGATAAAAATGAAGTAGAGGATTTGGAACATCTAAAGGTAGACATACTTGCAAACAGAGGCTTATCGCAACTGTTAGAAATAGATCCACACACAAGACTGGATGCATATCCAAAAGAGGATGAACGTGTTGCTGATTTGCTATGCAGAGGAGATGTACTTGGCGTAACACAAGGTGAATCGCCAACAATGAAGAGACTGTTCCGTGCATTGCAACCAACAGGAGTTGAGGACTGTGTGTTTGCCAGTGCATTGGTACGTCCTGTTGCTATGGAAGGCAGACGTAAGGCCAGTTGGTTCCGTGACTGGAGTGAAAAAGGCATACAAAAGAATGCAATAGTGTACGAAGATGATGCTATACACAAAATAATGAAGTTGATTGGTATATCACCTTATGAAGCAGATATGTATCGTCGTGCTTTTGCAAAAAAGAATGAAGAAAAGATGATGCAGTTTATGGCACGGCTTGGTGACCATCCAGACAAACATGACATCTATGAACAAATGCAATCGCTAAGTGGGTTTGGCTTGTGTAGAGCACACGCAGTAAACTTGGGCAGACTTATATGGGCACTGGCATATCATAAAGTATACAATCCAAAAGAGTTCTGGCGTGCTTGTTTAAAACATTGCCAAGGATCATATGCACGTTGGGTATATCGTAACGAAGCAAAACGTGCTGGTTGGGATCTGCGTGACTTGGGCTTTGACAATTGGATTACAGAGGATCCGGTTGAAAGTTTTAAACAACATGGTGCTTGGAACAGTCCTGGCTTTTTACCAAATATGGGGTTGCAAAATTTATTCTTAGACAAGTTTCAGTTTGCAGGTATAATTGCCGCCAGCAGAGTGTTTAAGAGCGATGCAAAAAATTACATACACTTTATAACACTAGGTGTAGGTGAGGGTCGCTATGTGGATCTTGTTGTTGATCGTCCTATAAAGTATTCTCGAGATACTGTGGTTGTTGGTGAAGGACAAATGTGGACCAAAGACAACAGTAACTATCTAAAAGTAAAACGCAAGAACGTGAAAGCAATGCCTATTGACCAGTATGCGTAAGATTAAGTTTATCAAAAATATAGTCAGCTAAAAACCCATAGCCTTGATCGTTAGGGTGTCCATGATGTGCATAAAAATCTTTGGAAAAAAATCTAAATGGAATATCTAAAAGATAGTCTGGATGCAATGCTAAATTTTTATTATGCATTGCTTTCAAAACCTTTAGTTTTCGATCTAAGTCTTTAACACCAATGTTTAATTCTTGTAGTGGCATACCTAATTTATTAAAATTATTATCATTGGTATAATCATTGATCCAACTTAGTTGTTTTTGATAGATTTCTTCTACAAACAAACTCAATGAGAAAATATGCAGATTTATGTTAAGACCTTTCATGGCATGTATAAAATAAAAACAATCTAGTATTACTGATTGAATTTCTCCCCATGGATGCATGTAGTCTGCCCAAACTCTATCGCCATTGTTACTTGGTTCAGTAGGCCAAATTTGATGCCACTTGCCTTTATTAAGTACTTCTGTTCTGACTGCTGGACTAAGTCCAATTATGACTGTATCAATTTCTGGATTACGACTAACTTCTTCTACTGCAATTCTCATTGCACGTTTAATAGAACTCCCTCTTTTGCCGTAGTTGGTTACATTAAGATTATATTTTTTAGCCATTTGTGCTGGCCATGATTTGGTTTGCAAATTAGAACTTCCAATACCCTCAGTCCAGCTATCGCCTACTGTTAAAATATTCATCATTAACCTTTACTTTTAATACCTGCTAACATCTGTTTAAGTTTTGTGCTTTGTACATCAGCAACAATTTTGCCCGGCTCGTCTTCAACTGTGGCATCATTTGCAGTGTCTGTTGTAAGTGTTTTTGCTTTTATCTGATCATAGATACTTGAACTCTGTTTCTTAAACTGTTGATACTCTTCATCATCACCTAAGTCACGTATACGCAAACTTTCAATATCAAACTCCAAGTCTACTTTCATACCAACGCCACTACTACTTCTAGTCTTCATAGCCTGTATTTGATACCTACCACGTTCACGCATTGCACGACTTGTGAATATACCAAACACATTGTCAGCAGTATTGATCTTACTAATACCACCACTTATGTGCGAATGATCAAACTCTACTTCTTCAACTGCACTTCTATTCAACTGCGATGCAGTAACAAACAGTATGTTAAGTTCTCTTGCTAGGTTACGCAGTTCTTCTGAAACATACTTGTCCTTAACAAACAGATCATTTGGCGATACTTTAGCACTAACTGGCATAAGCAAATCCAAATAGTCAATACACATAAAGTCTATGCTCTTGCCTTGCTTTATGCTTAGTTCTTTTACAAATGCTCTTATGTCATTTACTGTGCTTTGTGCAGGCATGTACTTTATTTGCAAGCCACCGGCTTTCTTACCCATCATCTTCACTTTCATTTCAACAGTTTCAATGTCTTTGAACAACTGTTTGCTAGGAGTATTTGTCAACATACTATCAACACGCATAGCAGTCAAGCCTTCACTAAGTTCTAATGTAATGTATACTCCACTAAGTCCTGCTTCCATCCAGTTCACTGCTAAGTTTTGCATAAACAAACTTTTACCAGATCCTGAACCACCTGCAAATATCTGTAGTTCGCCTCTGTTGAATCCACCATATAACAGTTTGTCCAACTTAGGCCAACCTGTTGAATTCTGTCCGTTGTTGTCTTTCAGTGCCGCAAGTCTTGCACGAGGATCTTCAAAATAATCTGTACCTAAATCCTTTGTTAAACTTATCTGTACTGCATCCTTGATTAGTTTCTCAACTGGTGAATACTCACCTTTCTCAAGTAAGTCTGCACTTTTAAGTATAGCACGTTCTAGTTCAGTACGTCTAGTAAATGCTTCAAACTCTCCTAAAAACCAATCTGTGTGTCCACTGTTGAGATCTGGAATCTCCAATAGTTCAATACCAGTAACTGCTTTTATCTGAGCTCTGTCTGGAAGTGTTTTGTGTTCGTTTGCATGATCATAGATAAACTTTGCAGTTTCTCTCAAGTCTCTGTCAAAGTTTTCATCATTATATATGTTTTGTACTCTTAGAAAACTTTGTGCATCGTGCATCATCATTTCTAAGAATAATTTTTGTACATCGTAATTATAATCAGTCATAAAACTTTCCTATCTTCAAACTTTTCCTCCAATTCGTATTTCTTCTTTTATCTATTTCATCAAGTTTTTTAATCCAAGAATTATCTGTTTTGTATGTTTTAAGATGATTAACAATACCACCTAGTTTCTCTATTGGCTTTAATTCTATTATAGCATGTTCGACGCTATCTGTACATAGATCTTTTGGGTCAAAATTGTATGCAAACTGCCAATTGAAATCACTTGGATCTCCTTCTCTATTTGTGGCTAGATTGTCTTCAAACCATTTGTATAAAGCAGGCATTTCAAGCACGTTATAACCAGCAACTGTAACATTAAATCCAAACAATACATTGCTAGGCATATTCTGTTTGTACTGTTGTAGATTGTTCTCAACCATGCTCCATTCTCCTGGGTATCGTATATAGTCGAATGCATTACCAATTGCATCAATACTAAAGAATAACCTCACCAGGCGAGCTTTTGACCACAACTCAATTGTTCTGTTGTTAGGATAAAGCGTGCCATTGGTGTTGTAACTTATAAAGGTATCAGCAAGTTTTCCTGTTTCGAGTAGTCTTTCAAGTACCTGTTGATGTTCTTGGTTTAACAAAGGTTCGCCACCATTGAAGTGCAACTTTTGCAGTTTAGATAAATCCAACTTATCAAGGAACGCATTGTCTGCCCTATGGTATCTTCCAATACTTGCTAACTGTTCTTTTTTAATTTTTAGTTCTACTGCCCAAAGGCTACTCCAGTTAGGAGTACACATTATACACGCACTGTTACATGCCCATGTTGCGTTGTGATCAAGACTTTCAAGTTCTACCTCAGTACTATTAGTATCAAAGAACTCAATCATATTTTGTCGCCTACTGGTTTGGCCTAAACTTTCAGCCTGCCAACAAAGATTGCATTCGTTTGGCTTTTTTCCTTGATCAAATTGTTCACGTAGACTTTGAAGATAACTGTTTGTTGTAAAGTTAAAGTCTTCGGTATTTGTTTTTTCTGAAATTGATTGACAACACGGTGCAACTTTTATATGCTTGTCGTTCCATCGATCCACAAATAGACCTTTGTATATTTCTGGACAATAATTACTCATTTATTTTCCTTTGTAGACGTTTCTTAAACATCTCAATCTTAATCTTACTGCGTTCTGCATTCTGATGTATCTGTTTAAGTGTTTCTGCTACACCAAAACGTACCACTGCATCGTTTACATCTTTAACATCTTCAGGCCACTCTGGTATACTAACTTCAAACTTGTGTTCTACTGCGGCATCAATTATACTTAATCCTGCACGGTCCTGATCAGGTACTACTATAATTCTACGTTGCAACTGTTTTAGCAACTGTGCTTGGTCCTTGCTTATGGTTTCATGCATACATGCCAAACCAGATATACTCAGTGCATCAAATATACCTTCAACAACTATTGCACTGGTCCAGTCTGACTTTTGTAAATCATAACCAAACACATATCCTGGTTGCTGACTGTTTATAAACTTTGGCGTACGATTGTCCAAGTAACGTGATGTATGTCCTACTATCCTGTTCTTGTATGTGTATGGTATAACAATCCTATCTCTTGGTCCTCGTTTTTTATCTACTAGAAACGGATATCCAAATACCATGCCACGTTTTTTTAAGTATTCAACATAGTGAAAGTGCTCTCGATTGTTTTCATCTATGCGTTCAACACCTGTGGGTATTTCTTGTTCTTCAAAGTCAATCTGCTTTTGTTTAATTGTGTTACGTTCAGCAGTTAAGTCTAACAAACTTTTACGTTTTAAACTTTCTAAGTTCAGTCTTTCAATATCAGTTGGATCAACACCTAGCCATTCAAGCAACTTACGTGCTTTGTAACCAACACTACGCCCTGCAGTAAAACTTGCAGTAAAGCCACAGTTGAAACAGTGATAACTCCAGTCATCTTCTGCTTGTTTTATACCACCACGCAGACGTTTGTCCTGTGACTCGCCTTTGTGTACACAACAAGGTGCATTAAAACTTACCCAACCAGAACTTGTTTGTTTTCGCTTCTGCGGAATGTAACTCAATAGATCGATCATTATGCTAGTATATTAGCATACTTTATGTGTTCAATCAAGTGTTTCGATATAATTTCATGTCCTTTTTCATTTGGATGCCCACCAGATGCAAAAGGTTCAATGGATTCTGTTTTTTGTTTATCGCTCAAAATTTGGTGCCAAGAAGAGTCGTTGTATAATAAAGTTGGTGCACTAGTACCAAAAACATTTGGTAACACATTAAACTGAAGTACTGTTGCACCAGTACGATATTGCACGTAGTCAAATAGGTTGACTGTTAGTTTGTGATTATAATCAGCCCATTTTCGATGGTAACTCATTGCTACCCATAATTTTTGTAACTCAAACCAGGCTTTATCAATATCTGGATTAAGTGCCGCAAGCCAGGTACTATGCACATGCCTATTCCACGGCGGATCTTTCATACTTACTTCATGTTGTGGATTAAACCAACTAATACGTGTCGCATCTGTTAAGCCAACCAACCACAGTGTTTCATCAAGATTAGCATAATGTTGCATAATATAGTTACAGGTCCATCTCATGCTTTCTAAACTTGCACCAGGAAATGCACAGTTTTCAAATTCTAATCCATAATGGTCTGCAACTAATCCAGCATAGCAATGTGATAATCGCCAAGGATTGTTTTCTTCATAATGATCTTTGAAGTCATCAACAACCAAATGGTTAATGTGTCTAAATTGAGGGTCTATTAATTCGTCGCCGTATGTCCAACTACACCCGAGTGCAATTATACGTTTTATTGGCATAGTTCCTCCTATCGATAGAGGATCTGTGTAATTTCCCCATTATCTAATGTTACCGCTGGTGCTTCTATATATCCCTGACCTCCAGTGGTAAGTGTAATACTTGTAATTGCTCCGCCACTTACTGTTGCACTACCAGTTGCTCCTGTGCCTAATCCGTCAATTACAACTCTTGGAGTTCCGGGTCCATACCATTGACTTCCAATAGTTGAGCTATTGAGATTTAACGATGTAACTGCACCATTACTAACTTCAGCAACTGCATTGCCACCAAGTCCATATTGGTTTAGTTCAAAACGCACCCAATTATGTCTTCCATCGACATTAATATATGTGCGTGAATTTTGATTGTTATAAGAAATTTGAGAACCAATATTGTACCAATTTGGACCTATCTGGTTATCACTACCTTGAGCAATTACATTTCCTGTAAAGTTATCAAAGTCTAACTGAAATGTAGTTAATGTATTATTTGCAGTGTATGCCATACTAGTAAAGTTTCTATCTGGATTGCTTTCGGCACGTTTAATCATTGGCTCTGGAAGTTCGAGTATTTTACTCTCAACAAAGTCTGGGTACACACTATCTACTATTTCAACTTGTCCTCTACCAGCACTGTATGCGTCAGTAAATACTGCTTCGTATAAGTTGCCACTTGCACGTTCTAAACTGTATGTTGCAGTTTGTTCTTCTATTATATCTAGTTCTTCACTTGATAGTGTTACTTTTGCTCTTCCAAATGCACTTGATAGATGTTCTAAATCTTTTTGTATAAGCAATTCGTCACCGTTGGTACTCATCATTCTATATGTGATTGTACTTCCTGTGATGTTAACAGGCTTTTGGTCCTGGTTGATAAATTCAAACAGTATGACATTGTCAACTCCTCTGTTGACTTTTAATTTTTTAGCATACACTGGTTGCCATCTCCTTTGAAAGTACGCACCGCTGGTGTCAGGTAATAGCACCTGTTGCTTTTGCTGATATAAATATACGGTGGTAGAATACATTAATTTTAACTCCAATTACTAGGTATTTATGGGCTTAGAGCTATTCGAAAAGATTGCAGAGCGGTATCCATTCATTACATTTTGCACGTATGCAGGTAATGAATATGTCGGCGTTATACAAAATCGAGACGATCAAATCACAACAATATACGACTTTGGCGGGATTGTCAATGACCAAATCAAACGTGACTTTTTAGAATATGCAAACCAATGGTGGTGGGAATCAAACCGCAGTATACCAATAAACATTTTTTTAAAACAGGATTGGGAACAGTTTAAGCCTTTCCTAAAAACATTCATCAACAAAGATTTAGAAATACTGCTTGGACCTGCTACTAGTTTACAAGAGCTTTCACGTAAAAAAATAAAACGTAGAAGTATTACACTGGTTCGCAAAGTAGATTAACGTGCAATGCAACAAGACGTGCATAACTTACTGCATGTGATTTCTTAAACACAAAACCAGCACTATCATCACCGTCCCAAACCGTTTCAAATACTTCTTTCCATGGCTTGTGTTGTAGGTGTGCTTTTCCTGGACGTATAATGCTTATAAACGCTGCCATACGAGCTATTGAGTTAGGCTGCATTGCTACTTGCAAGTCGTGGTAGTTGCCTATATGCACTACACGTTCACAGAAACTTTTATCTTGTAATCTATGCCATTCCGGTTCTTTGGATAACATAGCATCATAGTGTGCTTGATCACGTATCAATGTATACACACTTTGGTTTAGTAAGTCTAGTTTAAAATATCCACGTTGTTCAGCATATTCATAGTCTATACTTGCACAACCATTTGGTGCATCAACAGGTATTGGCGTAACATAAACGCCACTGTTGTGTTTACGTCCTTCAGCATTTTGTCTAGCAGGAGTACACTGGATTAGATCCATTATGTGTTGCCTGTCAGCAAAATCTATATCTACATCAGCACTCATTAAAGTAATCTATTTCCTATACCAGCAAATTCTGCAATAGCAAATGTTGCGGCTGCCATTTCAATGTTGCCTGTGAACAACATATAACATGCACCTAAACGTATTGCACTTTTGATCATACCAAGTATAAAATCATTGTCTTTAAGTTTTGGTTTCTTTTCCACCTGTATTGCTTTAGGTCTTGTTAATCCCATTTTCTTCTCCTTACCATCCTGCTTGTTTAAGTATTTCTTCACAGTATGCCTGGTCTGCTGGGTAATCCTTAAACTTCTTAGTCCAAAAGTCTGGATCAATCCATGGCCATACTATTTTTGTTTGATCTGCATTCATGTCTGCCAAGTATGCTTGTCCTGATTCACAATTGAATACCAACCACGGTGATATTCTTCCAGTACTTATTGCAAATGCTACACTGTTATCATTTCCATAACGTAAAAAGTCCTGTGCAGGATGTCCTGTCTTCTCACTCCACTTTATACTGTATTCAATGCCACGTTGTAGTGCGTCAGTGAGTGCTTCTCGTTGAATGTACTGACGCAAGTATTCATCATACACTGCTTCTTTACACCAGTGATCCAGTTTCTTGTTTTCTTTAATTACCCACTCAACAAACTTGGGTACGTTTATTGCATTGATGCCAACACAGTGTCTTCCAAATTTTACAAATGCTTTGTAGTATGGTGACGTAGCAAAGTCGGCATATGTTTTTAGTTTTGCACTGCCTTGTGTCATGGTGTAAAACTTTAGATAACTTTGCAATCCAATTTGCACACCAACTTCTTTCTCTTCTTGGTATCTGCGTTTTTGCTCACAGAGATGTACTGCCAGTGTGCTTTCTTTTCTAAACTCACGTTCGCAGTACTTGCATTTATACAGTTCACTTTTTGTCTGCGACTCCACTGTCACGCATGTGTTCCTTTAGTTCTTTGTTTGTCATAAGTTTGCTTAACAGTTCTATTTCATCTGTCTTCATTGCAGGAAACAGTTCCATCAGTATTTTTTTGCCTTCGTTGTTGCCTTTTTCTTTCTTCTTGGGAGAGATCCATTGATGTCTATGTGATCCCATACCTGGTGAAATACTTGTAGCACACAACCATTGTAGTTTTTGATGCTTGTTAATATCAAAGAAATGCTTATTCAGCCTCTCGTTACACGCAACCAAATAGTATTCTTGCAGTTCTGCAGGACCTTGTACTGCACTGCTCCAACGTATCATGAGAAAGTTTGAATACTTCTTACGTTCTTCGTCTGTTAGACTGTCATAGAAGTTGCGATCCTTGCTATCCAAGCACCGCATTTCATTTGCTATACTTAATTTTTCCATATTTTAGACTCACATTCGTTTGCAAACAAGTTGTGTATAGCGTCGTCTCCTACATGAAAGTAAGGTCCGGTTGGACCATCATTATGATTCCACAAATTTACCGACAGTTCGTTTTGTTGATATCTATAGAGGTTATCCGCCAAAAATTGTTTTTTGAGAAAGTTCTGTATGTCATCTATAACTTGTAAACCGCCGATGCTATAGCAAAAATCAATGTTGCGAGTGTTAAGTGTGTCTAAACAAAAACTTGCATGCAGATAATTTCTAAACATTTCTGTATCGTCACCTACAGTATCTACAAAATTTGCTACTGGTCGCATATACTGTTTATCAGCACTGGCATTTGTATATCTAGATCTAAGATACTCAAGTATACACTCAGGTTTGTTTATATCAAAAGGAACCTGAGTCGAATCTACTTCAATTTCAAAACGAAAAGAGCATGTAAAAGATATTATAACAAAGTCTGGCTTAAACTGCAACCCGTGTAGCAGTTGCATTGCAATCATTGAATTACTACAACCGCCAATAGCCAAGTTGATTATTTCAATATCAGCATGGTTATTTAGAAGTTTTTCAGACCAATGCAAGTTAGGAAAACTTGGATCGGTTACGCAGAAACTATCTCCACAAATTAGTACTTTCTTCATTTTGAGATTATCTCTCCTTGTATTTTGTCCATATTCTATGTAATATATAAAACCATACACCGTTTATGCAAGGTTCAACCAGTGCTACCAGTCCAGCCTCCCATATGCTTGCACCAGTCATCCAATACACAACATTCATTGCTATTATAACATGACCGCAAGTATAAATCAATGCCAAAATTGCACTGTCATTCATCTTGTTTTTTATTACATTAAATATGCCATTTGTAAATTCCATATTACCACGCCTTATTGTAGTCCACGATCTCACAGTTACGACTGATGTCCTTCACAAAGTACGCACACCGTGGATCGTCTTTGTCTTCGACCGGAACGGCCAACATCTGTCCATTTTTCAATTTTGGCACATACCATGTTACGTCCTGATACACATCAACAATTTCAATGTCCATGTATGTAGGTCGAAAACTGGTTAGTGGATTAAACTGAAATACTTTAAATCCTCTGTCGTTAATGCTAGTAAGTTGTAGCATTTCTAAGTCACCTACTTCTGGCTCTCCAATTAACACTTGCCAATCAATTGGCATCTTCATTGTTTGCTCACCAATCCGTAGTACTAATGCTGGCGAATTAAATGTTTCTAAAAATATAAGTGGTATGTACAAGTGATCTGGGTTTTGTGGATCACTGTTGTCAAAGATTGAAAAACGCAAGTCATCTATCTCTTCTGGTAATGTATCTAAATCAAACACAGTATTGTCTAGTGTTAGTATTCTCATAATGTCTCCGTTAAGTATTTTGCAAAAAGTTCATGAGCTTGTGCTCCAGGGTGTCCGTGTATTCCTAATAAATCTTCGTCTTTTGGTCGCAGTCCTAGTTCTCGTGCAAAGGTTCCAAAACTAAACTTCCAAGGGTCTATAACTCCTTCATCATTTAGTATTGTGTCTTGTAAACTACTAATAAAAGGACTATCATATCCAATATGTTCGCTGCCTTCAAGTTTATCAACATTTGAGAATATCTTATACTTAATACCTTTACTACGCAACCAACCAGTGAGCATAACTAAATCAGTGCATAGTTCTGTCATTTGTGATTCACGATTATAATGCAGTATCCATTGCTTATAATAGTCACTAACTTCTGGATCAACTTTTTCATGTATATTTGGTACTATTGTATCCATTAGTCCGTTAATCCAAGATACTTTTTGTGTTGGTTTCATTTGATAAAAATGCCCATCGTTGTCGACTGCTGGCACTCCTGGTCTCCATATCTCACTACGACTTAAAAAAGTTAATCCTATAAGAACTAGTACATCGTCGGTAATTTCGTTTACATCACGCAATGTAGTTCTGATTATACGTCTATTGCAAGAAGCACCTATACCTTTATTGATCAGCTGTGCATTAAGATTTTTTGCAACGATTTCAGGGTATACTGCATGATCGTCGGTTGGTGCACCAAAGCTACAACTATTTGAATAAAGTATCATTTGTTCCAATCCAGTTTCTCTACACTAAAAGGATAGTTTGCTTCTCTATAAAATGCTTTACGTTTTGTTAGGTGTCTTTTTGCAAATCTGCAAGTAGATGTTATGTCCCAGATTTGGACGTGGTCTTTGTCTTCCGCTTTACGAATACCCCTACCAATACTTTGTATAACCCGTACAAAACTTTTGCCAGGCTCAAGAAGGACAAGATTGAAGATACGTGGCAGATTAATGCCCACGGCCGCGACACCATATGTAGCAATAATGATTTTACCTGTTGCAGTAGCCACTTCATCATATTCATCCTGTCTTGCTTTTGCTTTGGTTGCACCGCTTACAAACACAGCTTCATCTCCCATACGATTCAGCAGTTCTGTGCCAGCACTTATTCTATCAACCAACACCAATGTGTTACCCGTTTTATTTACTTCAATAACCAAGCCTGCAATGGTATCTAATCGCCCTTTTTCTTCAAATAGGTACTTTAATTCGCTTTGATAGTTTGTAAATTCTGCATGATCTATAAGTTGTACTACGTTCACATGACAGTTTGCAAGTACACCTTTTTCCTGTAGCTCACTGGCACTAAGTTGATTTATCACAGGACCCAAACTACAATGTAGTGCTTGAAACTCAAATGGTTCTTTGGGTATTGTACCAGTTAGTCCCCAACGCAATGGTATCTTGCTCATCACGCCAGTTAACAATGTTTTAAGTGCATCTGCTTTGGCCATGTGTACTTCATCAACTATAACTGCAACCACATCTTCTAAAAACTCATGTATTGTGATATCAACTGTTTGATTCT